TATCTCACGAGTAAATACAAAGACCTTATGGAGAAGACAGAAGAAATGGATGAGGATTTTCAACAGATGGGTAGCTCTTCAAACCAAGCCAAGGTCTATATCAAGATTAACGACAAAGAATAAAGGACGTAAAATTGAAATCTTTTTTTACATTTTTACAAAAGGCATAAAACAAATAAATTGAATTGAAAACTAAAAACGAACTAACGAAAATGAATCCCAACGCCAAGAAACTTGCCATCGCTATTGGATTATTGAAGGAGAAGAAATGCGAATGTGGATTTGCCCACACTGAGGAATGTATGCCGAAAATGGGTATGCCTATTGTTGAGATTGATGGTGTGAAAAATATTTCCTCCAATATTCACTTTTATTATGAGAAAAAGGGTCTTGCTTTTGAAATAACAGCAGACTTCAAATATGATGAAGAAGATTCAGACGGCGAGACAATTTATTTCAAATCAAAAATCAACGAAAAAGGAATAAACAAAGACGACATTTTAGCTTTTAGTTGTGAGTTATTGGAAGAATTACCACAGCTCAGATTGGGACTTAATGGAAGGCTACTTATTCGTGATACCAGATATGTGTCTTTAAGGGCTGCATTTGAAGATGTCTTTGCCGCTATTGAATGCGACACTGTGAAAGTTGATAAAACTGGTGTATGCTGTGTGTGCTATGAAAAAACCGATACAAAGACTCCGTGCAAACATTCGCTCTGCAATCGGTGCTGGTCTCAGATTGAGATATGTAGACAAGGCGGTAATGTGTGTGCGTGTCCTATATGTCGTGAAAATATATATTATGTATAAACTTTAAATTTTAAATTAATCAAAAAACAAGGGGGATATTCCCCTTTTTTTTTATCCATGTTATATATATGTGTTCCGAGGACAATTGCAAATCCATTGAGATTATTGAAATTTACGATGGCGTAAAAGTTATTATTCATTATGACGAAAATCGTGTTCCAATTTTATTCCAATATTGGGATAGTAATAATAATTTGACATTCGAACCCGTATTTAAAAAGACGTAAAATTGAAATCTTTTTTTGCATTTTTACAAAAGGCATAAAACAAATAAATTGATAACTAAAACGAAAACTAAGAACTAAGAAATGAACACTATGTCCGAGAAGGTTAAGAAAATTATGTGGGCTGTCATTGACTGCAGTATAACAAAAGAACAGGCAATGGCGACTCTAAGAATAAAATATGCGTGGTTGTATCCATATATTACTCCCGAAGTTTATAAGCAACACCACGATTTGTATCTTAGTTCAAATGGATATGAGGAGGAAACCCTTAAGACTAAATGCGGTTGCGTAATTATTATTAACAGCAGGGAACATAATGAATGCCGATGCGACGACGATGGCGAGAACTGGATTTGTGCTGACTGTTACAAAGGTGAGTATGATGAGAAGGAGGATGTCTTTGTGTGCGAATGTTGTGATAGTGGCTTACCTGCGGTTAAGGTTCAGGGGATTTTCGTTTGCAAAAAATGCGACAATTTTGTCTGTGGTAAATGCGGAAAGGAAAATGAAGACCCTCATTGCGACATTGCTTGGAATGAGGAATGTGGTATGTGTGTTTGTGATTGTTGCGAATAATTTTAAACTTAATTAATTAAAAAACAAAGGGGGATATTCCCCTTTTTTTCTCTGCACTTTGTATATGCAAATTGCAGATAGTAATCGTAAAGGCAAACGCTTTGTCGCCATATTCAAGGACGGGAGAAAAATCCATTTTGGACAGGCTGGCGGCCAGACGTATATTGACCATCAGGTCAAAGATAAGCGGGCCGCATATTTAGCCAGACACGGGGCCGGCCGTGAAAACTGGAACGAAGTGAATGCAGGAAGTCTGAGTCGCTGGATTTTGTGGGGGGATTACACGAGCATTGACGGGAACATCGCCGCTTATCGTCGCAGATTTTCTGTATAGTATATATGGACAGCTACTACATGAGAAACCGTGAGCGGATATTGCAACGAAGCACCAAAGCATACCGTGAGGAAAAAGAACGCATTGCACAATACCAAAGAGATTTTCTGTGCAAAGCAAAATGGCGTGAAGAACACCGCGAGGAAACCCGTCAGGCTTACGCCGATAAAGTGATGGAGGAGGAGGGACGAGCCGTTGTTCCCACTCTCAAACGTGCCGCGTGTTGGTATATGAATAAACCGAATGGTATGAGCGACACCGAATACCGCCGAGCCAAAATTGCACGCCGTCTGGAAATCAACGAACAAAGGGTTCAGGCATTTCGCGAAGCTTTATCTTCTTCACAGAATCTATAATGTCGTATGAGAAGTATGTAGGCAAGGGGCGGGATAATGGAACCGTTGTTTTACGTAGTCGCCGCTTCGCTTATGGGTTTTGGACTTCTTGGAGATTATTTAGGCGATTTTTTACTTAAAATCTTTTGTTTTGGTTATATATAGAATGTCCGGATTATGGCAATGCAGTAAAAGAAAAGAAATCGATGATATGATTGATGAGATGGCTCGTGAGATGTATTTGAGAGACTGGAAGAGAGCAATGAGGAACGCCCATTGGATTATTCAGGCTTTCCACAGAAAAGACCCATCAGCATTTAGTAATACAAAATAAAAAATATAAACTTAATTTTTTTATTTTGGAATCAGTTCTTTCAACCTTTCGATTAATAAAGGTGGTATTTTACTGCGATTTTCAGAGCTTCTTTTAGTCCCGTAAGCTTTATAATATAATTTATTATTTATTCTATAATAGCTGTCGGGCGGCATTACGGGTTTAGTTTCATTTTCCCAAAGTGGAAGATTCGACCAAATATTCGTAGGTTTTGGAAACGGCCAATTGTTATAGTTTGCGTAAAATACTACATTAACGTAAGCATTATATTCGCTAATAAATTGTTTTAGAGGCGGAAAATGCTGTAATAGTGCTCTTGGGTTTTCAATAAACCAAGCTGTTGGTTGAAAATATAAAAGGATAGTGATGACTCGTAAAACCATATTATTCCCGATTGTCGCCTTTTCTTGATGTTCGTTATTAACCCCGTAAGGGTGCGTTTTTAAACGGTATTTCCCACTCGTAGCTATCGACCAAGTCGAACAATCTGGCGACGCCCAAATTACGTCAAAATAATTAGGAGGATATACAGTGTAGTCCCAAGTTAGTATATCTTCCGTGATAGTTGCATTAAACTTCGGGTTAAAATCCAAGCTTACGACTTCGTATCCCGAAGATTCGAATACTTTCCCAACAGATTTCGTCCCGCAAAATAATTCTAATAATCGCTTCGTCATATATCTTAATTAGATTATTTTTTTCGAAATCTACCGAATAGTGAATGGATTGATAAACAAATATATATTTAGAGAATATATAGGCCCAGACGACTAATTCCATAAGTGCTCCTCCCATTTTTTACCAATTGCAAAATTGGTATAAAATTGAAAACTATTTAGACATTTCTTTTTAATCAATATAATATATTAAAATGGAAGAAAAAAGAACTAGTCCAAATTATGTGCAGTTGATGAAAACTGTTGTTGAGCACAGTGAAAGCCCCTTAATGGAAGTTGCAAGAGCAGAATGGTTTATTACTGCTTATTATAAAGAAAAAAAAGGAGTAACTTGTTTGTGTGGTCACGAAAAGTGCAAATATGTATTTATTATCAAAAATTACAATAATAATAATTTATTAGCTCCAATTGGAAGTAGTTGTATGCAATATTTTGAATGGGATGGCCAAGAAAAAACAATATTAGGTGCATATGAAAAATGGCACTTTAAAAAATACCGCAATCCTGGGCTTAAATATGACCAAATAGAATTCAATGAAGTTATAAAAGATGTTGAGTATGTTCGTATGATACAAAGAAATCCAACTTTATTTCATTCCGCAGAACACAGAAAACTTATATGTTATGCAAAGGCTGTCTGGATGCATAATCCGCCACTTATACCCCCTCCTTCAGTCTGTCGGAAATGTGTGGAACAACAAAAAATAGGTTATAAAAAATGTTACAATTGTTATATAAAATTGAAAAAATGATTTAGACATTTCTTTTTAGATATATATAGTATAGATATAATGCCATCAACCGAAGCCCAAAAGCGTGCTACTAAAATGTGGAGACTTAGAAACCGCGAATTATACAACGAAAAACAAAATGATTATGTAGCCAGAAATAGAAACCGAGTTAATGAATTGACTGCACAAAGAGAAAAAATATATTATTATGCAAAAAAAGCATGTTCTTATGAGTGGGCAGTAAAAGAATTATTCAGAATGAAAATATGAAAAATTGAATTTTTTATTGTTTTATTTTTAAAGAACTTAAAAATAAAATCTTTTTAGTGTATATAGAAATGTTTAGCGAAATGTTCAAAACCTACCAACCCCCTTTTTATCCTGTTTCCAAACAAGAATTATTTGACGAAGACCATTGCAAAGCCATATTACTTGATGAATTATTTGCTCGTGCTGACCGCAACAGACTTACTCAGTATAACAAACACAGAACAACAGGCGGAACTTTGTCTGCCACCTACAATTATGCTGTGGGTTGTGCTGAACATCGTTTGGGAAGAATTTTCCCAGCTGATGGTATTGGATTAGCTGGCTTCCGTTTTGATATGCGAAATCCCCTTGCTGAAAAGTTTTATTGGGATATTGACATCGAAAATGCACACTACAACATTGCAGTATGGTATGCAAAACAAAATAATATGCTGGTTCCTAATCTTATAAAATACTGTGAAAACAGAGATGCCTGTCTTGCAATGGTTTCTGATAATAGAAAATTGGCTAAGACTGAATTTCTTAAAATTCTATATGGTGGTGATATAAAATTGTATAATGAACATTATGAAATAATTGATGGCTCTGTCAAAGATGCTGGTCTTACATTTTTACGAGAATTAGAAAAAGAAACAAAACAATTGATGGATTTACTTTGGGTTAGAAATGATTATATTTACACTATTAAAATGGGCAAGGAAAAGAAAACTGTTAAGAACAAAAATAATCCAAAAGCGTCATTAATGGCTTTGTTATTCCAAACAAAAGAAAGAGAACTGTTGGAAATGTTAGATTATGCATTGACACAGAAAGGACGCAGATTAGATGTTCCTATTCATGATGGAGGACTTGTTCGTAAATTGGAAGGTGAAACTGAATTTCCAAAAGATGTTTTGTCTGAATTGTCTGAGGCTATATCATTACATTCTGGTGTGCGTATTGTTCTAACCCAAAAACAAATTAAATTTGATTGGAACCCTCCCAAAAAAGCAATGTCACAATATCAACAAGAAAAGTTAAAATTTGAAGAAAAGTATCATCAGATAGGGGCAAATTTTATTTGTGTCGATGAATATACTCAAGAGATTACAACTATATCTTGTCGCGATATGAGAATTATCACAGCAGATATGAATTGGACTGAGTATGACTCTTCCAAAGATAAAGATGTCAAAAAAATATTTCTTGACCAATATCTCGAAGATAAAACCAGAGATAAAAAAGATAGAATTGATTTTATACCAGATATTGAGAATTGCCCTCCAAATGTATTTAATCTGTTCCGTGGTTTTCAGGCTGAAAAATATAAACCTACAGAAGCATATTCTGAAAAACGACTTAATGAAATTAATTCTGGTTTAAAAATTATTCTAAAACACCACGAAATTTTAACTGGTGGGTTTGGATATTATCTATGTAATGTTCTCGCTTGGATTGTGCAAAATCCTTCTCAAAAATGTGAAGTTGCATTATTATTTCGTGATGAAGATGGTATTGTATCTCTTGGTGGTGGAACTGGTAAAAATATCTTCTTTGATGAATTGATTGGTAAACGATTAATTGGTGATGATTATTATTTATCTGTTGCCGACAATGCAGAAATTTATTCTACTTTTAACGGTCAATTAAAATCAAAATTAGTTATTAATGTTGAAGAAGCTGACGGAAAAGATAATCATTCAAAAGCTAATCAATTGAAATCTGCAATTACGAAAAAAAAAATGTCTGTTAATCAAAAAGGAATTGACCAATATAAAGTCCAAGATTTGGCAACTTATTTTATGAGCACTAATACTCGTAATGCGGTTCCTGCTGGTTTGGCTAATCGTCGTTTTGCACCTTTTGATGTAGATAAAAGTTTTCGTGGAAATGAACAATACTTTAAAAATCTTCTTGGTGCTATTAATGATCCTGATGTTGTATGGGCTTATTATCAATATTTGAAGGGTTTTAAAACATATTCAAGTCCATTTGAGTTTCAAAAAAATATTCCAAACACTTCTGCATTAAAGGATATGACCTGTCTTAATTGTCCTAACTGGTTAAGATGGATTAAATGGGAATTAGAGAATGGATTGCTTGCCAATGACTCTATGACTGAATTGTATTGTCGATATAAAAAATATGTATCCGAATGGAAAGAAGGAAATGAAACTGGTCTTTTATCTTTAACTTCGTTTTCATTAAAACTAAAAAATGATGAATTTGCAAATGCTAATTTCAATTCAATTGGTGATAAACATAGAACAAAACATCATATGGAGTTTCGTTGGAATATTGTAGATTTGGTTACAGGGTTTAAAAAATTAAAATTGTTAGATGCTGATTTTGTCTATTCAATTCCAGTTAATGCTGTTTCAGAAGAAGAAAAAGATGAATAAATTTGCCTTTTTATTTGGCTGTCCGTTAGTCTATATTATTTTTTTTTATTTAAAAAAATAATTAAAAGTGGGTGGTGTAGGGTTTGAAAAAAGGTGTAGGCTTGTTTAAAAACCCTACACCTCTCTTTTTATCATTTTTGTTATTTTACACTGCATTTATAGTGTTATATTATATGTTTTTATAATAAAATATAATAAGGTGTAGGAGGTGTAGGAGGTGTAGGGTTTTGGCAGTTTTTGTAAAAAAATGAAAAATGTTTTTACAAAATAAAAATAATTTTTTGTAAAAAGAAATTATAAGACAAAACCTATAAAACCCTACACCCAACAACAGACCCAACACCTGCAGGTCCCTTAATTAAAGCAACTGAAAGCCACTATACCCTTTCTTCAAAATTGAATTACTGCTGGAATATGCAGCCATTCAATTAACGATTTCATAAATAACAAACCCAGTAAGGAGCAGGACACCCCCTACACCGATGGAGAGTAAAATGGTCCTCCATCGTTTCTCCTCCTCGTTGGTTATAGCGAACATACTGACAGACCGATTGATGCGTTGGGGTTGCACCTCTAAAGGTTCTCTACATTCAATGTCATTGACGGGTTCTTTAATAGTATCCATTTGTATAGTATTAAAATATATTTTATTCTGCGAAATAATAAACTGGCTGTTTAGGTTTGACCTCAGGTACAGTGACTTTGAAACCGGTCCGTGCATTCTGCTGGGTTTTGGTTTCACGGGGTTTCGGCTTCGGTGGCGGAGCTTCGCTTACGGCCTCTTCCTCGGATTCGGACTCCTCGTAAATGATGGTCTTCTTCTTTGGCTTCTTCCTCTTTTTTACAATGACCACCTCCTCCTCGGATTCGGATTCGGATTGATAGATGACTTTAGGTTCCTTCTTCTTTGGAGGAGGCACCGGAGGAGGCACCGGAGGTGCTTCGGTTACTGCAACCGCTTTCACCTTCTTCTTAACTGGCTGGGGTTCAGGTTCAGAAGCCTCCGACTCTTCGCTCTCGGAAACGACCTTTAACGGAGCCGAACTATTCAGATGTTCGACGACTGCTTTTCTAAAGGCTTTCTGAGTGGTGGTCTTCATTTTTTCATCACGGGCTAAAAGCATTTTCTTAGTGGCCTCCTGTTGTGCATCGGAGCGTGGTTTTTTCTGCTTTGGTTTGGTAAGGACTGCATCATCATTTAGGGGTTCTATAAGCGAAGCGTCTGACATTATATAATAGGGAAACATAAAAAATGTCTAAAGCTTAATTAAATCTCTCATACTATATTATAATGCCCCTCGAAATCCACGAAGTAGCCAATGATAAAATGCCGATGACTAAAGCAATAAAAGAAACTATGGATATATTTGTCCCCGATATTGTAGAGGGAATTGCCCGACGGAACGGAGGGATAATCCTCTACATAGGTTCGGGAGGCAGTGGAAAGACGAGCCACCTCTTAACCCAAATGAAAACGGTTTACAAAAAGAAGTTCCATCACATCTGGTATTTCTGCCCATCGTCGTCCTTCTTAAGTGTAGAGAAGCACCCATTTGAAAAGCACGATAAGGTGCATCACGAATTGACAACGGAAGCATTAGATGATATCAGAGAAGAACTGACAAAAATCAAAGAGGAGAGGGAAGAAGACGATATGCCGGAATACTCTTTGGTTATCATAGATGATTTCGCAAACAATTTGAAAGATAAACATCTGCTTGCCAAACTGAATGGAATGCTAATCAAAGCGAGGCATTTGAATTGTTGTTTCCTTTTTACCGTGCAGTCATATCTGTATTACCCAAAAATTTTGCGCAAACAGCTGACTTGGGTAAGCATCTTTAGTGGTGTCCGAAATAAAGAGGAATGGAATACGATTACAAAGGAACTCTTAAAAATGTCGGAACAGGACGCAAAGACCCTCTATGATTATGTATTTGATAAACCGTATGAACATCTGGATATAGACTTATTTGAAGATAAGTTTTACAAGAACGGAAACTATCTTGAAATAACTGAAAAATAAACCTCCCTATAATATAAACCATGGAACATATCGAATCCATTCAAATATATTTAAATTCCAGATACGCCAATGAAACAGTAGGTGACAACACCGCTAACTGCATATACTATTTACCAGTAATAGAAATTCCAGATGGACACTCAATCTATCTGTCCTTACAGAACGCCAACATTCCCTACTCGTTCTACAGCAT